AAGCCCTTAAATCGCCAGCAGATTGCTTTTGCTCAAGGCGTTATAGAGGGAAAGACTAAGAGACAGGCATACAGGGATGCATACCCGAATGCCAAGGGATCAGATAGCACTATCAGTGCTTGCGCCTTCCAGCTACTACAAAACCCTCGCATTAAACAGATGATCGAAAGCGCATGGGAAGAGACTACAGAAGCACTCGCAGACGATCTCGTAGCGCAGAGAAGGTATGTCAGTAGGGCGCTGGTGGCACTGAGCAAAGGGGGCAAGCAAGAGGGAACCAGACTGAGAGCATTGGAGTTGCTAGGGCGCGCTGCTGGCATGTTCCGCGAGCAGCTAGTCGCGGCAGAGAAACCGATCACCGCAGATGACCTGCGCCGGGAACTAGCGGGGCACCTGAAGCTAGTCGGCAAGGGCAAGGCTTGATCTCGCTCGCGTCACGCTACACATTAGCGGCACCGTGTAAACGCAGGGGAGAGAGGCGTGTAAACGGGGAGATCGGCGACCCCACCGTACCCCGACCCCCCTTCGCTCACGCGCGCGGCCCCGCTCGCGCATACGCTCGAATCCACACAAACGATATACCCCCCACACAAACGATATACCCAGACCCCCCCCTATCGATTTGAATTGCCCACCCCCGGGGGGTATATATATTTTTGAAAGTGAGAACGGTAATGATTGATTATGCGTATCCGAACTTGATGGCTCAGAAGTGTTTGAAGGAGTTGCATGAAGCGTATTTGAAGGGTGATTTAAACGCTGCTGATAAGAAGGCACAGGAAGCGATAAGGCATGTGATGGAGGTTAGGTTTGCTTTGATGGTTAGGGCTAGAGATGCCTAGGAAGAGGGAGAGGATGACGGCCCGGTGGGAGAGGGTATTGAGGTTTATCCGGGCTTATGTGAAGTTGCATGGTGTATCGCCATCGTATGAGGTGATGGCGAGGGGGTTGGGTTTAAACGCTAAATCGAATATGCATAGGATAGTGAAGAGGTTGGAGGAGGAGGGGCATTTGGAGATTAGGGCGAGGAAGAATTATGGGGTGAGGGTAGTGGACAGGAGTGTGGAGGAGGTGTTGTCGTTATGAGTTTGTTGTCGAGCCAAGAGATTGCCGGGTATTTGAAGGTAGTGGACAAGGTTCCAGAGAAGGAGCGGGTGAAGATTCGGCAGTTATTGGAGTTTGACAGGGTGCAGAGGAGTCAGGAGTCGTTTTTGTTCTTTGTGAAGCAGATGTGGCCTGTGTTTATATCGGGCAGGCATCACAAGATCATGGCAGATGCTTTTGAGAGGGTTGCGCGTGGGGAGTTGAAGAGGTTGATTATTAATATGCCTCCGAGGCATACAAAGAGTGAGTTTGCGAGTTATTTGTTACCGGCGTGGTTTTTGGGGAAGTTTCCGGAGAAGAAGATTATTCAGACTGCTCACACGGCAGAGTTGGCGGTGGGGTTTGGAAGGAAGGTTAGGAATTTGGTTTCTTCTGATGTGTATCAGAAGATCTTTCAGACGAAGTTGTCCACGGACTCAAAAGCTGCGGGTAGGTGGAACACGGAGAAGGGCGGGGATTACTTTGCTATTGGGGTTGGGGGTGCTGTGACGGGTAAAGGTGCGGATTTGTTGATTATTGATGATCCGCACAGTGAACAGGAGGCAAAGCAGGGGAATCCGGCGGTGTATGACGCTGTATATGAGTGGTATACCTCTGGGCCTAGGCAGCGGTTACAGCCCGGGGGGGCCATCATCATAGTGATGACAAGATGGGCCAAGAGGGATTTGACGGGGCAGATATTAAAGGGTGCTTCGAGGGATGGGACGGATGATTGGGAGGTGATTGAGTTTCCTGCCATTCTCCCTTCGGGGAATCTTCTCTGGCCCGAGTTTTGGAAAAAGAGTGAGATTGAGGCAATCAAGGCTGAGTTGCCTGTGCCGAAATGGGAGGCTCAGTATCAACAGAATCCCACCTCTGAAGAGGGTGCGATCATCAAGAGGGAGTTCTGGAAGATCTGGGAGAAAGAGGATCCTCCTGCGTGTGAGTATGTGATCCAGTCATGGGATACAGCCTTTGAAAAGCACAACCGGGCGGATTATTCCGCTTGTACAACGTGGGGTGTGTTTTATAAGGAAGATCAGGATGGCAGATTAAAGCCCAACATTATTCTGTTGGATGCTTTAAAGGAAAGGATGGAGTTCCCGGAGTTGAAAAAGAAGGCTTTCGAGATGTGGAAGGAATGGAATCCGGATACATTGATTGTGGAAAAGAGAGCTGCTGGCAGTCCTTTGATTTATGAAATGAGAAAAATGGGAATTCCGTTGTCGGAGTACACCCCGTATAAGGGGCAGGACAAGATTGCCCGTGTTAATTCTGTTTCCGATCTCTTTGCTTCGGGGGTAGTATGGCGTCCAGAAACCCGATGGGCAGAGGAAGTGGTGGAAGAAATGGCAGCTTTCCCAAGTGGGGATCATGATGACCTCACCGACTCGGCTGCTCAAGCTCTAATGAGATTTAGACAGGGGGGATTTATTTCGGTTCAATCGGATGAAGAAGATGAACCGTTGAATCCCCGTCGCGTTGCTTATTACTGAGGATATCCATGGCTACCAACTTTGATTCGGCGCTTGTGCCCCTGACCCCCGAGGAAATGGGGGATGAGCCGATGATGGAGATTGAGATCGTTGATCCAGAGTCGGTGACAATCAAGGCAGACGGAGTGGAAATTGCTCTGGAAAGAATGCCGGAAACCGCAGAAGAGTTTGACGCGAATTTAGCGGAATACATGGATGAAGGCGATCTTCAGAGCCTTGCATCAGAATTAATTGCCCAAGTCGATGCCGATATTAATTCGAGGAAAGATTGGGTAGAGATGTATGTCAAAGGTCTCGAAGTTCTTGGAATGAAGTATGAAGAACGGGCAGAACCTTGGATGGGTGCCTGCGGGGTGTTCTCTCCCCTTCTAAATGAAGCTGCCATCCGCTTTCAGTCTGAGATGATTACCGAGACCTTCCCCGCACAAGGCCCGGTTAAGACCCAGATTATTGGTGAAGAGACCCCTGAGAACCGGGAGTCTGCCGTCAGGGTTAAGGATGATATGAATTACAGGCTGACCGACCAAATGGTCGAGTACCGGCCCGAGCATGAAAGAATGCTCTACTCCCTAGGCCTCGCAGGCACAGCGTTTAAAAAGGTTTATTTCGACTCAACCCTAGGCCGTCAGGCATCCATGTATGTTCAGGCAGAAGACCTGATCATCCCCTACGGCGCATCCAATGTTTACACCGCAGAACGCGTGACACACATCATGCGTAAGACGGAAAATGAACTCAACAAACTCATGGCAGATGGGTTCTATCGAAAGATTGAACTCGGGGAACCCATGAGGGTCTTTACCGACATTGAGAAGAAGAAAGCCGAAGAACAGGGCTACTCCCTTAATGACGACGACCGCTATCAAGTCCTTGAGATCAATGTTGATTGGGATCTAAAAGGGTATGAAGACAAAGACGATGAAGGCGAAGAAACCGGCATTGGTCTGCCATACATAATCTCTATCGAACGCGGAAGTCAAAAGGTTTTGTCTATCAGGCGGAACTGGCGTGAAACCGATGAAAAGAAACTCAAGCGCCAGCATTTCGCCCAGTATGTGTATGTCCCCGGGTTTGGAGCCTATGGTCTGGGCTTCATCCACATTATCGGGGGATATGCCAGAGCAGGGACTGCCATCATTCGGCAGCTTGTCGATGCCGGGACTCTGGCAAATCTCCCCGGCGGTTTAAAGACCCGAGGTCTACGGGTCAAGGGGGATGACACCCCAATTGCACCGGGTGAGTTTAGGGATGTGGATGTCGCCTCTGGAGCACTCAGAGACAACATCATGCCCCTCCCCTATAAAGAGCCGAGTCAGGTATTGGCTCAGTTGTTGGACAAACTGACAGATGAAGGCAGAAGGCTCGCAGCCATTGCCGATCTGAAGTTCTCAGACATGTCCTCTCAGGCTCCAGTAGGGACGACCTTGGCTCTCCTTGAGAGACAACTCAAGACCATGAGCGCAGTACAAGCTCGTGTTCATGCATCGCTAAAGATGGAGTTTAAACTCCTAAAGCAGATCATTCGGGACAATATGCCACCCGACTACTCCTACATCCCGGTAGGGGGAGATCGCGCTGCAAAACAGCAGGACTATGACCGCGTAGAGATCATTCCTGTATCCGATCCTAATGCCGCCACCATGGCTCAAAGGATCATGCAGTATCAGGCGGCTCTTCAGTTGGCCCAAGGCGCACCTCAGATCTATGACCTGCCCAATTTACACAGGCAGATGTTGGAGGTTCTAGGGATCAAGAACGCCGATAAGCTGGTTCCTCTTGCGGAAGACCAAAAGCCCAAGGATCCAGTATCGGAAAACATGGCATTTTTGACCGGGAAACCGACAAAAGCCTACATCTATCAGGATCACAAAGCGCACATTGCGACCCACATGGCGCTTCTCCAAGATCCGATGATCATGCAAATGATCGGCCAATCGCCTATGGCAGCTCAAATGCAAGGCGCAATCATGTCGCATATAGCCGAACACATGGCCTTTGCGTACAGAAATCAGATTGAAGAACAACTCGGGG